TTAATAAGAGACGTTCAACGACTATTTCCTTGTGAAAGTACATTACAAGCTATTGGTAATGGAAGCGGCCGGTATCCTATAATTAGGATAAAGATATAGTCTGATCTATATAGAAATATATAGCAGTTCATAAGAGAACGTATGATGGTGTAGCGCCCATTATAGAACATAATGAAAAGTCAAGCCCCGACATCTATACTTGTATTAGAGTATGATAATGTATTTAATAAATTTAGAGTTATTAATAGAACAGAAATTGAATCTTCAGAATTTACATTTGATAAAGCTGTTAAGAAAATCATAGATATTAATGCTATTTATAATCCGTCTTATATCTATTTAGATAGAGGCGCTGGTAAATTATTTGCCGCATATATTGTTTATGGATTACGCAATATATGTTCAATGCGGAATTAAGCGAGAAGCCTAAGTTTTATAATATGGTAACTCGAACCGAAGGCTTAATTAAATTAAGTCAGGGGCAGAGCATAGCAAGTGAAAAGATATAATCTTGCCACGAGACCGCATCATGTATCCATTTTATTCACATGAAAAAATATGCCGACCTTATAGGAAACTATAAGAACTAAAAGATAAAAAACTTTTAGGATAACAACGTGGAGTACCAACTAGAAACATTAAAAATCTATGGTCAACAACATCCAGAATCTGGTCTCGATAAAAAAATCGTAGGCTTTATGTTTTCTGAAAAAATTGATGTTCAAGATCCTATTACCGGTGTTCTTGAGAAAAAACATTTAAAACCTTTTATGGTTAATCAATTGTCTATTCTTATTGAACGCGGTAATTTAATATTAAGTCCTTGGGATAATCATATATATAAACAATTAATTGATTATCGTGTCGAAAAAATTACATCAGCTGGCGTACCTCAGTACTGCAGTGAAAACGAACATTTTGTCGATGCGTTAGGACTTGCTTATTTAGCTTTTGTTCAGCATTTTCCTGAATTAACTAAATTAGTTAAAAAGAAATCTTATGATACAGTTTACAGGGTTCATAAAGGCAATATGTTGCCTACTTTTGAAAAACGTGATTTAGAAAATCCATGGACCGAACAAAAGAAAAAATATGAATCTTCCGATGAGGCATGGGAACAAGTTCCCCTACATGATTCATTTGGAAGTCGATCTACTCCGAGAAAACAAGGTTATGCTCGAAATAAATTTACAAGGACATTGTTTTAATGGACGAAGAAAAGATTCTATATAGGCCGTCAATTGAACCTGAACGATATTATGAAAGTGACGGCTCATTTGAACATCCTAAACTTAGGGAATATGAAGATCCTATTCCTTATTCACCTTCTGAAGATAAAAAATCTGATATAGATTCTTTATTAGAAGATTTAAAAACTGTATATAATCTTTTACCTTTTTTTCCTATACAAATAAGACCTATTATAGAAACAATGATCGTAACTATCACGACAGATACGATTATTAGAATTGATCCTCCGGATCCTGTTACTCCATTACCTTCAGAGAAAGAAGATCCGGGGAAATTCATTCCTGTTTTTCCTAAAGAAGATAATAATAAAAGTAATACCCCTAAACCAAAGGACGACGATCCTTTTGGTTTTCCAGATGTTCCGGTTGTCGATGTCAAACAAGGAAAATCTCAGAACTTAGATAAATTAGTTTATAGTTGGACAAAAGGAAATTTAGTTAGAGTTAAAAAACATTGGATAGAAAGACTCAAGGATTATCTTCAAGACTATCTATCTAAAATGTTTCATGCTGTTCAACTTGCTGGAGCAGAAGATATTACTGTTTTGCTTTTAGCATTTGATGGATTAGCTGTTAAAACAACATCTGGTAAAAAATGTAAAGTAGCACATGATACTATCGTAAGAAATGAATTACTTATGAGAGAAAAAGCTAAAATGATGGCTAAACTATATGGAGCCGATGAGCTTATTCGATTTATGAGAAGTATAGAAGCATGTGCGCAAACTCGACAAGAATATTATAATCATGAATTTTTATCATATTGTCCGACAATGTTAAGTCAATATGAGAATGATTTTTTGCGTTCTTATCGAAATATTTACGATCAAAAATATGTTAATTCTATTTATCAGTATAATAAATTATTATTATCATCTGCAGAATTAACTAAAGACGTTTTTGATTTAACAGTAGAAAATGCATTAGCTAAAGGCGTTCTTATTAATAATAATATTAATCCATTTGAACAAACTCCAGTTCCGGATCCTGTATTCTATTTAAATAGTTTAACTCCTGAACCTGGTAAGGTTGGTGCTAATGGTTTATCTTCTACAGGTAATTATGGAAATGTAAAACCAGGATCATTAACTGATAGAGTTCTTAATGGTAGCGGAGGTACTGGACAAATCGATACAGATTTTACTAAAGCAATTACTTCTGGCTTAATTGGTCAGACAATGGATAATGGGACAGATGGTTGTGTTGAATTCGCAACTAAATTCGGTTCTTATTATTCTAAATTCTTAGCTAATGAATTAGCTAACGGAGTTGTCGGTGTGTCTAAATTAATTTCAGATGCTGCTGAAGTCGGATTAAATGTGACTAGCGGAACTCCGTCAAAAGGTGATATAATAGTGTATGGGGATTCTCACGTAGTAATTGCCGATGGTGCTGGTGGTTATTATGGTAATTCTTCATCTCAAAATCAAGCAATCCATGGAAGTGATTATACTCAGATGGGTGGCTTATCTTATACAGGTTTTATTCCGTTAAATGGGAAATAATAAATGGAAATAAAAAACTTTTTTACTTCCGTTACTGAAGCCGAAACTAAAAGAGTGAATAAAAGTTTAGCTGGTAAGGCTCGTGATACTTTAATCCGAGCCAAATCAGTTGTACTCGGTAAATTCTCTAGCAGAGAAGCAACGAATCCCGGTGCAACTGGTTATGATTTATCTCGAATTAAAAAAGCTATTCTTACCGACTCTTATTTGGCTGTAGCTATTCGGAAGTTTTCTCAGCTTATTACTAAAGCTGGATATCAAATTAAGTCTAAAAACGAAGAAGCTTCTAAATATATTGAAGATAGAATTCGTATTATTGAATATCGATCTAAAATTCCTTTTTATATTTTAGTAACTTCTATCGCTAAGGACTTGTATACTTACTCAAATTCGTATATAATTAAAACTAGAGATAACGAAACAGAAAAATATGGTGTTAAAGCCGAAAAAATTTATTCTGGCGGCTCTATCTCTGGATTATTTTTGGCAGATCCTACTCAAGTATCTATTCAACGTGATGATAAAGGAAGCATCGATCATTATTTAATTAATAATGAAGAATATAAACCTGACGATGTTATTCACCTTTATATTGATAAAATGAATAATGCTGATTATGGTACATCTCGAATTTTTTCTGTATTAGAAGATGTTACTATGCTCAGAAAAGCTGAAGGGTTAGTAATGACGATTTTATATCGTTTCGCTATCCCTATTTTGCATGTTAAAGTAGGTAATGTTGCAGAAGGTCAGTATGCTACACAAAAAGAAATTGATGATGCTCGTGATGCTATGGAAGATTTACCTAACGATGGATTCTTAGTTACCAACGAAAGAACTCAGATTGAATCAATTACTCCTAGTATGCAGGCTAATCAATTAATTACTTTTTTAAATTATTTAGAAGAACGTGTATTTACTGGTCTTAATGCATCTAAATCTTCAATGGGTCGTGGCGGTGGACAAAATTCTGCCGACAATACTGAAGCATTAATGCATGATGAAGTTCGAGCATTTCAAAACGTTATTTCTGCCTTCTTAGAGAAATATCTATTTACTGAAATGTTATTAGAAGGTGGTTTCAACCCACTTACTAATCGTGATGATTGCGTACATCTTGCATTTAATGAAGTTAGTATCGATACTAAAATTAAAATTGAAGCTCATACAATTCAAAAATACCAAGGTAATCTTATTAGTTTACCAGAAGCTCGTCGAGATCTTGGGTTTGATAACGATGTCGATGAAAAAGAAATGTATGCATTTAAAGTTACTCAAGCTTCTCAACTTGAAGTTATCGATGCACAAACTAAATCGGCAATTGAAGTTGCTAATAATGCTGCTAAAAATCAAGAAAAATTACAAAAAGAACAAGCCAAAACTACATCTAAATCTGAAGATGGTTTAGACGATAGAAAGTTTAACGGTAAAAAAGCTTCGAATAAGCCTAATGGTTATTTCAGTAATATTGCAAATCCTCAAAATCAAAATACCGACGATTTAAAAACTAAAGAATCTTTAAATTTTATTGAGGCAAATACTGATGATAATATAGACGAGTATAAGAAAAAATTTAAGGATATTGACGCAATATACAATAACTTAAGTAATATACTCACGAACAGTAATGATATTTCTGCTGAAGAAGCCGAGATTATGAACTTCTTAAAGAAGCATATAAACGAAGCTGCTAAAGAAGGTATTATTGCTGCTCAAGCGAACAACAAAACTAATAATAAGATGATTGATCCTGTAACTGAATCAATAGAAGAATATTCTTCAAAAAAAATTCATAAGATAATGTCCGATATCATCGAGACGGTCAAAAATAATAAAGATAAAATATACATCGATAGTCAAATTTCAAAAAATGAATATCGCCTTCGATTTTTATGTGATTACGTAATTCGTAAAACATATTGGTTTAATTATGTTATGCAATGTAAAGCTGACGGAGTTAAAACAATCGAAATTCAATTTGAAGACAGTAAACATCAAAATGGCCGCATGACCCATTTTAATATAGATACTATTACTATCGAAGATATTCCAGCTTATAGTCCGTATTGTAAATGCGGTATAAAACCTATTATGAAAGGATAAAAAATATTTAATGGATTTCCGTGAATATTTAGGTTTTTCTCCAGAGGATATTAAAGAATCCATTATGACAGAAGCTCCGGCAGAAATTGAACCAAAAGGTATTTTGGTCGATATCGAAGCGGTACATACTTTTCCATATGCTACAAGAAATAATACTCGTTACATGGAAGAAGCATTAGCTCAATCTGTTGCAGGGTGGACTTATCCTTATAATATTCCAGTTATTACTTATCATAATGATGAAGACGGTGAAATTGTCGGACGTGTTCTTAAAGCAAGAGTTGGTGATAGTCAAAGACTTCCTGGCACGAAAGCTTTAATTTTAACATGTGACATTCTTGATCCTGATGCTCAAGAAAAAGTAAAAAATGGTTTATTTGATACTGTAAGCATTGGCGTTCGTGGTGATGATGTTCGTTGTTCCATTTGTGGGCAAGAATTGAACCAGGGAATGTGTGAACATATTCGTGGTGAACAATACGAAGGTAAAACTTGCTATTGGGATTTCTATAAAGTAATGCCAAAAGAATTGTCTTACGTTATTGTTCCGTCTGATGCGTATGCTAAGAATATTAAAGTATATGACAATACAGAAGAAGAGAGTGATTGCACTAGTTGCGATCCTCTCAATATTGTTACTTTAAACTCTACAGAAGGAGAAAATAACGCTGTAAGCGTTAAAGAATCTATGGCAGAAAATAAAATTGACGAAACTAAAGTTGAAGAAACTAAAGTTGAAGGTCAAGAATCTGAAGTAACTGAAACTGAAGTTCAAGAAACCGAAGTAGAAGAAACTACAGCAGCTACAGAAATTGAAGGTCAAGAATCCTTAGAAGAGCTTAAAGCTCAAATTAAAACTTTGACTGAAGCAAAAGAAAAAGCTGAATCTGACTTTGCTAACTTAGCTTCTGATCTCTTGGCATATAAAGCTGAAGTGCGTAAAGAATTAGACGTATGTAAAGCTGGTCAAGAAAAAATCAATGAAGCTTTAACTTCTATTAACGATGTTAAAGAAAGTTTAGAAACTTTCAAAACTGAAAGCGAAAAAACTTTAAATGAAACTATTGAAAATACTAAAGAATCTTTAGAAGATAAAATTCAAAAGTTGTCCCTTGTGAACTCTAAAGTTGAAAACCCAGTTAAAACTGAAGAAAAAACAACTATTGAAACTAAAGAATCTGTAACTGGTAATTTAGATTTCATGAACAAATACTTTCCTGGTAAATAAGGAGAAAATAATATAAATGGCAAACATTAATCCTGGTAAAGGTCCTAACTTTTTCACTGCCGGTGCAAACGGTAAAGTTATTAAAGGTTTAGGTTTCAAAAAACTTTCTAACGAAGAACGCCGTGTAACACGTACTGGTGTACGTCTTAACACTGCAAACCATGATACTTCTAACATTGCTTACTGGTTAGATTCCCGTCTTCCAGTTGCATTCCGTTACAACCATGCAGAAATGTATAACCAAGTTGTAATTCCAAAAGGTCGTATCGTAGCAGTTGATCCTGACGTTCGTTCTAAAGACGAAAATAAAAATATTACTCTTAACGTATTGACATTGGCTAATGGTGGTTCTCCAGTTCGTTTGCGTAAAGCTGGCGACGTTTATGGTGCTGCTGGTGTAGTATCTACAGATGCTGTAGGTAAAGCTCTTGTGAACATGGATGTTGATTGGGTACCAGTTGCAGGTTATGCATCTGCTTATACAGCTGATCTTTATAAACCATTTGCTAATGGTGGCGCTAAGAAAATTGCTCAAGCTGCTAATCTTGAAAAAGACGAAAAAACTGGTCTTTTAAAAGAAAACGGCGGTAAACCATCTTTGGTACATCGTAATGCTAACGTGCCTATCGGTATGTTAATGCGTAACGAATATACTCGTGATGCTGATGCTTGGAATGGTATGACTCCTGGTGCAATCAAAACTGACGTTATGGTTGAACTTCCTCATTTCTTGTTCAAAGATAAAGCTGAACAAAATCCTTGGGGCTCTGCATATGGTGCTCTTAAAGCTGGCGATTTGGTTAAATCCGACGAAAATGGTCGTATCGTAAAATCTCCATTGTCTGACGAAACAGCTGTAGAAGCTATGCAAGTTGCAGAATTGGAAGCTGAACGTCAACAAGTTATCGGTCAAGTACACGAAGTAAATCGTAACTTGGTTCCAGAAGGTTCTACTAAATGGATGAAATGGGCTCTTGATGATCAAGAAGAATTAGCTCAATATGCATCTGACGGTTATGGTCGTTCTTATCGCCGTGGCGAAGACATCTATGATGATTATGCATATTTTACTAATGCTGATGGTTATGAATTCAATAGCTTGTATTCTGAACATGATTTGAACATGACAGCATCTAACAATAAACTTGATGTTTATGATTCTCGTCTTGGCGCTAAATATGAATATCTTGGTATTCCTGGTTTGACTGATGGTCGCAATGTAGCTCGTACTGAAGTTAAAGACGTTACTGTTGGCTTTATGCATCCAGCTGCTGCAGGTAAAGATTATCTTGATTTCAACTTCCGTGTTCCTGAACGTTTCATTGCTGATAAAACAGTTCAAATTTCTATTAACGGCTCTTCTTATACTCCTGTAGTTAAAGGTGCTGTTATTGAACAAGCATTCGAAGTAGTATATTTTGACGAAACTAACGGCTTAATGCGTTTACATGTAACTGATAAATCTAAAGCTGATCAAGTTATTAACGCTGCTCCTAAAAAAGTTGCAGAAGTAAAAGTTAAATATGTTCGCGAAGGTCTTGCTGGTGTTCCTACATTTATGGATTGGGAAGGCTGCGTAGGCTCCGTTAAAGTATTGTTACAAAAATAATAGGAGATAAAGTTTACAAAATGGCTATTAATATGAAAGAATTTTTAGAAGACGCTCAAGCTGGTCGTGCTAAGGCTCTTGAAATTGCTCAAAAAGAAGGTTTGACACCTGAAGAAGCTGCACAACGCACTCGCGTTTTTGATATGACTGCTGACATCGTGTCTAAATTGAATAAACAACGTACTGGCGGTAAACATTTCTCTATTAAAGAAACAATTATGACTCCAGACGTAGTTGATTTGGTACCTCGCATTATTGAATCTAAAATGATTGAAGCAGAAGATACACAATCTGTTATCTCTCCTTTCTTCACAAAAATTCAAGCAGGTCAAACTAGCGGTACTGTAGTTGTTCCTATCATCGGTGAACTTCAAGCTCATGAAGTTGCCGAAGGTGGCGCATACAATGATGAAGCAGTAGAAATCAATACAATGGAATATAGCTCCATTGAAATTCGTCCTAAAAAAATCGGTCTTAAAGTAACTCTTTCCGAAGAAGTTATTATGGACTCTTATTGGGACATCATGGAAGCTAACCTTTCCCGTATTGGTGGTGCAATGGCTCGTTATAAAGATGAATGGTGTGCTCGTGAATTTTCCGAACACGGCCACACAGTATTTAATAACGCTTTAGCTGCTCAACAACCTGATGCTGCTACAACTGGTCTTGGCGAAGATGCTATGCCAAACGGTACTCTTTCCGTTGAAGACTTTATGTCTATGTGCTTAACTCTTATGACTAACGACAAAACTCCGACTGATGTAATTATGCATCCACTTTGTTGGTTAGTATTTGCTCGTAATGCTATGGTAGGTCAAGGTCTTACTTTCGGTGCTATGGGTGCTATGAATGTTCATCCATTTGGCACTACTCAAGGTACTGGTGGTTTTGCTGGTTTGTCTAATAACATGGGACCTCAAAAATTCGTATTAAACGAAGCACAAGCTGCGTTCAATTTGCCTATGCCAATTAACGTAATCTTGAGCCCACGTGTTAAATTCGATAAAGCTAATAAAACATTTGATATGTACGTTATCGATCGCAACAATATTGGTGCTATCGTTCAACGTGAAGATTTATCTGTTGAAAAATGGACTAATCCTGAAACTGATATTCGTATCATCAAAGCTAAAGAACGTTATGGTATCGGTATCATGGATAACGGTAAAGGTATCGCAGTTGCTAAAAACATTTCTGCATTGCCTTCTTATCCTCGTCCTTCTGTTGTTCGAGTTCAGGAAGCGTAATTCGTATAACGTCTGACGATTAATATTGGAGGAGCTTCCGGGCTCCTCCATTTTTTATTTTGTAAGAGGTATATATATTTTATGACTCATCCAGATATGATCGCTATCGTTGCATTAGCACCTAGCGAAGTTAGTTATTATGACAACAAGACAGGTATTCGTTTGAATGCTGCTAATCGTTATGCACCTATCTTTAAAGACATGGATATTACTAATATCCGTCGTTCTGTAAAAGTAGGTCGCTTAATGCTAGTTAACGGTGTATTGCCTGGCGAACAAAAACAAGGTGTATTAGGTAAAATTCTTAAATCTTCTAGTTATGATATGGTAGCTCCTGGTATTGTTACTGAAGAAGCAGTGAATAAAGCTTTAGAAGCTGAAGAAACTCCTGATTTTGATGTAGATGCTGCATTAAAAGAAGCAGAAGAAAATACTAAACAAGTTACTGAAGCAAAAGAACCTGTTGTAGAAAAAACAAAAGAAACTTTTGAAGAAAAAGTTGAGGAAACTCAAGAAGAATCCACAGAAGAAGAAACTGAAGATATTACTGAAGAATCTGAAGCTCAAGAAGAAACTCCTAAAAAAACTTCTAAGAAAAAAGCTTCTGCTAAAAAAACAACTAAGAAATAATAATATATAGACTGGAGTAACAATGTACAAAGAATTTGCTTTAGTCGATATGGAAGTAAATCCTACTGAAAAACAAATTAAATTATTTTTCACAGGAAATGTCGATCCAAATACTATTAATTCTGATACAATTGCGATGGTTCATGCTGAATCTCAAAAGATTCATCGGTTAAAATTTAGGACGTCTAAAAAAGTTGTAATCATTACAGTATTAGATGAAATTAATCCTGGCGAAGAATATCGTTTAGATATTAATAAAACGATTAAAGACATTGTTGGAACTAAACTTCAATCTAGTCTTATTCGTCATGTTTATTTTAATACTAATATTTATTCTAATGTAAGAATTTTAAGCCCGGCTAATCATGAATTAGTCGATGGCACATTTATGTGCGAATGGCAAGAAATTCTTCGTGATAAACGTAGAAAACCTATATTAGAATATCGATTACAAATTGCAGATAATATCAATTTTAATCCCATCGAAATTGATACGGTAGTAGTGAATAAGCAACGAATTGGTTTTCCTAAGTTAAAAAATCAGCAACAATATTATATTCGAATTCGTGTTGAAAGCGGAAATGAATTTGGTAAATGGTCTGATGTTGCTACTTTTACTTATGATGGTCCAGAACGCGTTATTGATAAGCTTGAACAAAGCGAAAAAAATCCTCATAAGATTGAGCCAGTATCTATTTTTGCGCCATATAATTATAAGCGCAATATGCATAATAATAAGCAAAATCTAGATACAAATCCATCTTCTAATGGATCGATGTCTGGCGATGAAATTAGTAATGCAACAGATACTCGTTTATTAACTTCTGATGGAAGTATTCCAGCCGGAACTAATACAGCATTAACACCTGAAACTATCGATAAAATTATGAACGATACTTCCGGTGGAAATACTTCAGCTACTATTCGATTAGCTGACGGCACTCTTATTACAAAAGCATCGGCTGGAAATGCAGGAGTTGTTGTCGATGAAACTCCAGCTGGACAAGATATTAAACCCGTTGTTATTCAAGAACTAAAAGTTGTAAAACGTCCTCGACAAGGTACTAATGATTTTTTTGTATTTGAATTTGATGGCGAAATTAAAGATGAAAATATTCTAACAAATATTGAAATCATCAGAAAGGATTTCTAATGGCTGAACCATTTGAGTATACAATATTTGGTAATCGATTAGAAATCAAGCCTACTGGTGGAATGAAACCAGATTCATTATATGAAATTCGAATTAAAAGACTTGAATCTGTCGATGGTAAAAAAGTATTAAAATATAAAGTATTTACAGTAGCATCAGAACAAATTAGTAATTTTTATACTCTTGGTGATGTTAATTATCTAATCAATGTATTTGATGCTAGTGATACTGAAGTTTTATATGCATTAAAAGAAGCAAGTCAGTTTGCACAGTTTTTATTAAATCAAATTCCTGGTTATGAAAATAGAGCTGATTTGCCTTATTTGTTACAACAATTTTGTAAGTTAAGAGCTACACTTAGTTTAGTAAGTAAACATGCTGTAACCACTACTACAAGTGGTAAAGTTTCTGGACATATCGGCAATATTAGTTTTGGCGCTACAGAATCTGGAGGAAGTTCTTCTAGTTCTTCTGGTAATGGAGCCCCATCTCTTTCTGATTTAATTAAAATGATTAAAGCAGAAATGGAAATATTCCAAAAATTAATAGTCGATCCTAGTTATTTAACTATGGGTCGTGCTGAACCAAGAGTGGGTAAACGATCTTATAACGAAAAACGTAAATTACATACTTATCCAACAACTTTATTTGACGATTTATCTAGATCTCTTAAATCATTGAGGAAAGCATAATGAAAAATTTAGATGAACGTGTTAACGGATTGATACAGTTAATGGAAGTTCCGGTATGGTTAATTCAACCTAACGAAACTATTGACTGTACTTGTAAAGATCCAACATCTAAACATGGCGATCCTACTTGTCCAAATTGTCTCGGTTTTGGTCAAAAAATAACGATTCGCGAAGTTCGCGCTCATATTCAACCATTATTTTCTACTGATTCTGCAGACGATAAATTATTTTTAATGCGCGGATACGATATTTATTTGCGAAATGAATTTCCAGTATTTGCTGGCGATATCATTGTATTCGGCAATAAAATTATTAAAATTACTTATGTAATGGATTGGTATTCAAATACCCCAGATTGTGTTTATTATAATGCTAACGGAGTAGATTATAAACGCAATCCACAAGCCTTTATGAACAACTTTAAAAACATAGTAGGAGGTTGATAATATGAACGACAAACATACAAGTTTGTTAATTATTGGTAATTCTGAATATACCAATAAAACTTGCAAAGTCGAACATTATGAGACCTTATCTGCTGTCGAAAAAGATTATAATAAGGAATCTGATTTATATAAAGCTTTTAAAACAGCTAAAGACTATGGAGCTCCTTCAATATATTTAGTTAATATGAGAACGATAAGTGATTTTATTAATATAACAAATCAATTAATTGATTATGATTTTGCTTATATTTGTCCAACAAAAATTATGTTCTCAGATAAATATACTGATCGATTTAATTTAGATTTAAATAGTTTTTATTTGAATGATTTATCTTTTAAATGTTATAAAAATAGAAGTATGATTTTCGTAACAGATAAACATGCTTCTTTATATGAAGATATCGATGAATTTAATAAAGACTATTCTGATAAAGTACAGGCATTTATGTCGGTACATAATAAACATAAATTTTTAGATAATGTAATATGTGTTGGTAATAACTTAAAACATGTTGCATATAGTAATATATGTTTAGCCGCAAGATTAGCGACTACGCCTATCAATAGTTACCCTGCATTTTTAAATGAGGATACTGTCTTTACATTAGATTATAAAGATATGCTTCCTAATGTTTGTTATTTCAAAAATAACTATCGGACTGGTACTACTATTGAAAATTTAGTTAACTTATCTAACGAAAATCCAAACAAATCTGTTATGGTTATGCGTATCGTAAACTATTTAGTCAGAGAAATGGATTTCGATGAATATATAGGTAAGAATTATCGTAAATTTTATTTAACAAAAATAAAAGAACGATTAGATAATCTTTTAAAACAAAATGTTGGATTTATTTTATACGACTATCATATCGATAGTGTAGAAGAACAAATTCGAGACAATGGATATGGTGTGGACATCATTTTACGATATACATTATATCCATTATTTACAACAGAATCGTATACGGCGGAGCAAAGACTATGACAGATATTAATGAAGATTTTGTCCTCCAACAAATCAAACAAAAAAAGAATAGTCTTCTCGTAGCACAAAACCGTAGTGCGATGAGACCGCGTAAACGAGTTGATCGGTTGCGGTCAGATCGAAATATTAGTTTTGATGAATTTATCTCTATTCTTGTAGAATTAGTAGAAAAAGCTTTTAGAGAAGACGGTACAAAAATGAGCCCTGATGAAGGTGCCATTATTAATGATCGCGAAAAAGAAATTAACCATCCATACATATTTTTTAAAATTATAGATGGTGTTCCAGAAAATGAATTAAAACCTCGCATAATGGAAGATAGAATTCGTCGGGCAAAAAGTCAACAAGATTATATTCCAGACGATAAATATTCTGTAGAAAAAAATATCGAAGAAGAAGGTATTGAAGTATATCGTCATGCATTCAGATATACAATCCAGTTCGATATTTTTGCTACGAGCTATTCTCAAGCCAACAATGTTTTAAATGAATTTGAAACATTAATGGTCGATTATACCGGATATCTAAAACAAAACGGCGTCACCGAGTTATTATTCAAGGAGCGCCTAACAGATGCTTCTTATTCACAATATAGAGAAAAATATTCAGTTAGAAGTGTTCGCTATACTTTAAAAATAGATAAGATTCATGTAGTTACTCATAAACTTATTGAACGCTTATTAAATCTTGATAAACAATAATCTTAAGAGGTTGACTAAATGTATAGCTTTAAAGAAGAAATCCTTCGTGATCTTCCTGGTGTGTTTGTCGAAGTCAATTCTGTAAAGAAAAAACTTTATGATGACAGCCAATTCGGTACAACAGACGCTGTTCTTTGTATCGGTACTGCATTTGATGGTCCTAACGGTGTTCCAGTACCTATTTATGATCCAACATATGCAACATATACTTACGGTGATACATATGACCGTGAGACTAAACGTGAAGTAGACCTAACTGCTACATTGGCAGATGCTTATAATTCTGGTTGTCGTACATTGTACGGTTTCCGTATTGGTGGTTCTGAAGCTCAAAAAGACTTCAGATTGCGTTCTAGCGATTCTCTTCGCTTGCGTGTAAAATCTCGTTTCCCATCTAATAAAGCTAAACACGTATACTTTAACTTCGATAATACTTCCGGTCAAGAAGTATTAACAATTTACAAACCTATTACTAAAGCTACAGCAACTGAACGCTATAATGCATTGGTTGATGATGATCAAGAAATGATTAAAATCGATATTAACTTGGGCCTTAATGGTCAAGGTTTTAATGCCGATACTCCTCTTTCTGAAGTAATTCGTTATATTAATAAACATACTTTAAATAATGTTATTACATTGTCTATTGTGAATAAAAAAGGACAAGATGTAACTCTTCATAATGAATCTTATGATTTGGCTTTAGGTTCTTTATTCCCTGGCGTTTACTTCTTAGGTCGTAAACGTTCTTTAGTTCCATGCCGTACAGAAGTTCGTACTCATGTAATTAAAGATAAAAAATCCCCTAAACCATTCAGCTCTTTCTCTGGTAAATATTTCCACACTCTTCGTGTAAATACAGACGTAAATTCTGAATATCCTATTTATTCTACTACTGATAAAGATTTGAATGAAGCGTTCACAACTGTGGGTCTTAAGATTTATGAACATAACGACTATCTTATGACTCCAGGCGCAACTGCTTTGGCTTTCGAAGAAGACGATATCGACTACGAAGATACTAATATGACAAGCTTCCAAAAATATATGAAGCTTGGTTCTGGTTATGCTATTACTGCAACAGCATTCCCTCGCACTAATTCTCATGGTCAATATTTAACTCCTCGTGTTAAAGAATCTGATCCTAAAGATAAACAATATGTAGTAGGTATTGGTGAAGGTGCATATTCTGTATTGCAAAATGCTGATATGCCTTATCGTGTTCTTGGTGCACAAATTTGTGCCGACACTGTTATCAGTGGTCGTTTACCAAAACCTAAAGATTTCTTAAAAGCATTCCCTATCGATCTTGCTATGGTTAATACTGTAGTTGGTGGCGCTGCTCAACACGATACAGAAATCTTTAAAGTAACCCCTGTAATTGATACTAAGGATGTTAAACATTCTCCTCGTAAATATAAATTTAGTTTTGCTAAAGTAGAAAATGCTGACGAAATCGTAGATTCTGCAATTTATCAAAACGAAGTATTTACAGTTATTCCTAGCGTTGCTAATGAAGCTGCCTTAAAACTTGACGAAAATACTTATAAAGTAGGTCAAATGTTCTACTTAGAAGATGTTAAAAAAGTTAAATCTGTAACTTTCAACAACAAACTTCAAGATGCAGTTTCTCCTCATCAAAAATTCAAACATTTTGTTACTAATGACAAAATTATTGAAGCTGAAGTAACAGGTAGCGAAGTAACATTCAAAGAAGTTACTGCATTAACTGATCTTAAATATGATACAGCAACTAATGGTTTGTTAACAGATTCTGATGCAACTGCTGCAACATATTATGCAACTACTGCTGCTGCGCAAGCTGCTACTGCAACTAATGCTAAATATGTATTAATTTCTGTTAACGATGTTCTTTATGTAGCTAAATATGATGCTGGTGCATTAACTCCAATCGGTCAATACGATATTCTTATCGATAAATCTTCTCGTGATGACCGTGTATTGGCTTATGTAGAAAGCTTCGATCATGTAGAAAATCGTGTTATTATTTCTGTAACCGACTTCAACTATCGTACCGTAGCTGAGTTCTTATCTGATTTGAAAGATAATAAAGACTTTTCTGGAGTATTTAAATGTGAACTTACAGATACTGGTATCGTAGAAAAAGATGCTCTTATCGAAGAAGTTCTTACTCCAGTATTAGTTTCTGGTAAGGTAGATCTTGGCACATTGGCAAAAGATCGTAGTATCGATTATGACTACACTATGCGTATTCCTTATCGTACTCCAGATAACTTTGCTCGTCAATTTGCTCAACATTGCTTGTATACAGAATTGAAAACTGCTCATACTCATGGTGTGATCGGTGCAGAACGTATTTCTGACTATACATTATCTGGTGTAGAACAAAAATTCCAAGATTTGAAAAAATTGAATTTAAATCTTGAATTAAAACGTGCTAATGGTCGTTCCGTAATCGACGATGACGGTATGCCTGTAGATATTGGCCGTTCTATTAGTTTTGCGTTCTTCCAAAACAATGTTCCTGTATATAATTCTACATATGCATTCGTAGGCAATGGTGCTGCAGCTTATGCTGGTATGATATCTGCTCTTCCTGTAGAACAATCTCCTACTAACCAAAAAATTGGTATTAACCCATTGTTTGAATTAACAGCTTCTCAATTATCCGACTTAACTCGTAAAGGTATTGTTACTGTTAAGAATACATTTACTCGTGGTTATGTTGTAACTGATGGCTGTACAATGGCTGATCCAACTGACGCATTATCTCGTCTTAATAGTGTTCGTATTATCGATGCTGTTGAACGTGTTATTCGTCGTGTTTGTGAACCATTCATTGGTAAGCAAAATAAAACTTCCGTTCGTAACTCTATTAAAACTGGTTTGACATCTGAATTGAATAAACTTAAAGGCGTATTGTTATATGATTTCATGTTTGAAATCGCTGACAATGTAGAAGCTCTTCAATATACTCATATTGATATTAACTATACTATTATGCCATTCAATGAAATTCGTCAAATTAATAACTTCATCCAAATTAAACAACCTGGTACGAAGTAATTAGAGTTTAATATATAATTTATAGCGAAGGAGGCAGGGGCAGTTTATCCACTGCCCCATAACTTAAAACATGGCTAAAAACAATTCTGGTGTAACTACAGCATCTGAATATACTCGTAGTTATACTACTTTTTCCGGCTGTGATATCGTAGCTACTTTCGGTTCTGAAGTAGTAGCAGAAATTCAAGGTATTACAGTATCTATTAATCGTGAAAAGGCTCCGGTCAAATTTTGTTTTTAGATTTGTATGTAGGCCGGAGTAAAACTTTGCTCAAATCGGTGAAGGGTATTTACTAACGCCGAGGATAAGAGTATAATAATATTATACTCAATGTCCGTAGAGACTTGAGATTTTATATCTCTTAATAATTTTTCCAATCCTAGAAAAGGATATAAAGGAGGCAATTTGATGACTAAAGATTTTGCTTGGTTTCTTGGTTGGTTACATTCTGATGGATATATTCCAAAAGAAGGATCAAAACAGTATAATAAAGGAGTAATGCAATTTATTTGCAAACATTCTGATACTGAAGTTTTACATAAAATTAAAAATATTTTAAAAACGAAATCAGATGTTCACGAATATCCTAATTATAAATCGCCTCAATCAAAATTAAATGTTTATGATTGTAAAGAAATTTCTTATAAGCATCAAAATATAAAAAGTAATATTCCAATTAACGAAATAAAAAATTTTGAAAGACATTTTATTCGTGGAGTTGTTGATGGCGATGGATGTATTCATTATAGAGAATCTAGGAATAGTGTTATATTGAATATAGTAAATCCAGATAAAGATTCTTTACAATGGATAGCAGACACAATTTGTAATTCATTAATGATACCATATAAAGAAGTTAAAAGAATTGAACGAGATCATTTATGGGTTATAAAATGGGAAGGAAATATAGCAAAATTAATAGTTTGGTGGTTATATCATGGTGATATAGACTCTTGTTGTTTATTAAGAAAATATAATAAATATAAAGAAGTAATTCTTCACAATAAAAAATTTAAAAAATATGATGAAGAATTATTATATGCAGTTAATGCTCAAATTAAAAATAACGAAATTGGATTTAATGTTCCATCATTAAATAGTTTAGATTGGGCAAAACGATTACAAAATTTATTATCTTATAAAACACAGCCTGTATATCATAATCCAGGCAAAAGAAAATATTATAAATTATATATACCAAATTGCTGATTATTAATACGCAAAGCATCGAAACAATCTGTTTCGTAAAGGCATAGTCCGCATAAATATGCACTACACATTCGGTTCAGCAGAACCTCGCTCCATTTCGAGAGGAAAAAGAGGAATAGCGGGTACTATTGTATTCACTTTGTTCGATCGTGATGCATTAGTCGACGCTCTTGCTGTTCGTGCTGCTAAAGCAGCATACTTCCAACGTATCGGCGGCGATATTAACTATCAGCCGTATACGATCACTGAATGGGATCAAAAGTTGACTAACATGGTAGTTAATTCCATTAATTCTAATGGTAATAACTCCCAAGTTGCTTCTTCTAATCCATTCAAAGTAACTCAAAATATTGCAGTACAATCTACTCCAAAATATTCTGACGAAATTCCTCCATTTGACATTACATTGTCTTTTGCGAATGAATATGGTCAATCCGCTGTTATGGTTATCTATGGCTGCGAAATTTTGAACGAAGCTTCTAGCTTCTCTGTAGATTCTACTACTACTGATAAAGCATGTACTTATATTGCCCGCAGTGTAGATTACTTGCAACCAGTAGAAAACAAATATTTGTTAGATAACAAATATTAATAGAAATTAAATACGAGCGGAGAATATTTCTCCGCTCTTTTCTTTTCGTTTTTGTCATGGAGATAGTAGGCGTAATGTCCCAACAAAACACAAATCAAATTTTCTTGTACCTCAATCGAGGTTTACAAAATTTCATTAATGATATTCTAGTCGGCAATAGACAATCGTCTAATGTCAAAAAAGATATGGAAGAAATCTGCTATAATATTATTAATGAGCACAATATCGAGATTAAGACTCATATCGTGACTCTTATTAATAATAGAGTTCAACAATATATGAAATTATATAATTTAAAGGTTAAACATGCCAGATAATTATCGACTTGGAAATAAAGAAGTTACTCAAACTTCTAAGTATACTAGAACATATACATCCTATAGTGGATGTGATATTGTGGCAAGCGTAAACATCACAATTCCTGGGCAAGAAACTATTACTCGTGTTTTTGGTAGCCTACAAACATTCTCTTATAGTATTCATCAGGAAAAAAGTCCGGTAAGGACATTAGGTGATGTCAATGCTATTACTTATGTAGACGGTCCTAGAACTATAGCTGGGTCTATGGTATTTGCTGTATTAGATAAACATGTTATTCATGAAATATATGATGAAATTACTAAAAAAGGCCAATATGTGAATAAGCACTACTTGATGGACGAATTGCCTAACTTCGATATAACATTATCTTTTGCTAATGAATACGGGCGCCAATCTACTATAAGTGTTTTCGGTTGTACTATTATTGATGAAGGTCAAATTATGTCGATTAACGATATAATGACAGAAAATACATATCATTATTATGCAACCGATATAAAATATATGGACGAATCAGATAATTATTATAAATTAAATGAAAAATCTATTATTGATTCTAATCCATGGCTTACGACTAATAATGCAAAAATTACAGTTCAAAAACCTAAAAGTAATTTTAATGAACCTGTTTTAGAATTATCTAAAGAAGGCTATTATTATTTTAAGAAATATATGGAAGCTTTAAATAAAAAATATAAGAAGCTTGCCGATAAATTTATGTCTGAAAAAGAATCGGAAAAAATGTCTCAGCTTAAAAAAGATTACTATCGGTTAAAAAAAGAAGCTGAAGATTATTATCCGTCTTATTCTATATTATCTAGACAACAAAAAAAAGTTAGGTTCCTAGAACGTAGACGACCTAAAATAAATAAAGAATATGATAATTTTAGGACGTTTATACGTACTGATAGACATAATATACCAGACTATTCAAAGTATCGCTTAGACGGCAAAATTAAGGATTCTACGACTATTCCTGATTATAGCAAATATAGAATAGATCCGAAAAAAGATAATTCTAAAGTTCCTAATTTTGACGATTTTAGAAAACAATCGCCTAAGGCTAATAAAGATATTCCTGATTATTCTAATTTTAGAAAAGATATTAAAACGATTCGAGAAGAAGAAAATAATAAGTATAAATACGATGAAAATGGTAATGTAATTTTTGTTCATAACGAAACTGCTGGAGGTGATAATCTTGAACACATCTAGTATTACTTTTCTATGGCAACATGAAAATTTTGTTTCGTTATATTGTAACGATTATTTTAATGGACATAATAAATTACATATAGATGATAATGAAGTAATTAAAGATTATGATTTAGAGTCTGCTACTATTATTATTAACGATTTATTAGCTGGTATTTATAGAATATGGACTTCTGGTCCAGATGGTCAATCTGAAGATAAATATATTGAAATTTATCCAGAAGGAATTAAAGAACAATTATATTATATAAACGATACAATTCTTAATAGTAAAAACTTTAAAGGATTAGCCGATTATATTATTAAAATATCTGATGAGCGCGGATTAAATTTAATTGAATCTATATATTTTGCTTATTTAACTGCTAAAGAAAAAGAAGAAAAAATAAATCTTTTTACTGTTTTAGTCAGTGCCGTTAAATTATTTAATAATTATAATTTTTATAATAATATCGATAACAACA